ATAAGATCTGGAAGGAACTCAGGCTAGAAGCAAAGAACAAGCATCTCAGTAAACCAAGTCCTTTTAAGTTTGTTGGAGAAAAGAACAAGCAAAGGGCTGTCTCTTACATTATCGAAGCAGATACAATTGAGATGATGGTTGATAGACTTCTTGATGAACCTATCTATCATACCTATAATTGTGACTTCCGTGGTCGTATCTACAACACTACTGTATTCCTTGAGGAGCAAGCTTCTGACCAAGCCAAGGCTCTTCTTCAGTATACTGACAGTGCTCCTCTGGGGCAGTTTGGTCTCCAATGGCTGATGGTCTACGCTGCTAACATGTATGGCAACGACAAGATACCTCTGAACGATAGAGTTACTTTTGTTGAAGACAACATGGAAGAGTTTATAGACTATGCAAATAACCCCATGGATAACCGAGGCTGGCTAGAGGCAGATAAACCATGGTCTTTCTTAATGTGTTGTATTGAGCTCAGTGAAATAGCAAACTGGTCTGAGAACGGGTATGATTATGAGTCATTCCCTTCTAATGTCATCTGCTATATTGACGGCTCTAACAATGGCATACAACACCTTGTTGCTATGTCCAGAGACCACACAGTAGCATCCTACGTTAATCTTGTAACTACCGAAGACGATGCCGCCATCCCCGGCGATATCTACATGTATGTTGCAGAGAAGGTGTGGGAGAAAATTAGCAAGATGTCTGAAGAAGCTGACCAAGAAGTAAAAGATAACTATGAGCGGGTTAAAGACTCTTTCTTTGAAATATCTCAAGAGATTTATTTCTCTGAGGCTAGAGCCGATAAGAAGGAAGCCCACCAAAAGCTTATAGACTTTAAAGACAGTATTGGTGACTCTAAAGACATAGCCGCTTACGCACCCTTGTGGTGGAATCAGTTTAAGGATGACGCTAAGATTCAACGTAAGATGGTTAAAAGAAACGTGATGACTATTGGCTATGGTGCTACTAAGGGCGGCATGGGTCAACAGGCTAAAGACGATATACCAGATATCTTTGAGGATTCCAGATGGATTCCCGGAGGTTGGCACTTCTGGTTTGGCGCTTTAGTCTATGACACCTGTTATGAGCACCTTGATGGACCTGCCAGTATGCTGAGGATGTTCCGTAGTGTAGCAGAGAAATGTAATGATAGGGATGAGTTTTTAACTTACAACACACCCCACACTAATTTCCCTGTTATACAAAATTACAGAAAGCCTCGAATTAAACGTGCTGAGTTTATATTTTGCGGCAAGACTATAAAACCACAGTTTATAGTTATGGAAGAAAAAGATCTGCATAAGCAGAAGCAGTTATCTTCTACAGCCCCTAATGTAACTCATTCACTGGATGCTGCTCACCTCACTATGGTAGTTTATAGCTCTCCTTTTAATGTCACCACTGTTCACGATAGCTTTGGTTGTCATGCAGGTGATATGGAAGAGTTGTTTATAATTACCAGAGAGCAGTTTCTTGAGTTGTACCGTGAGAACCCGTTGGTGGATATTCTTGAACAAGCACAATGTAAAGAGTTGATACCAACACCTAAAGATTGGAGTCCAGATGAAGTAATGTATTCAGATTTTGCGTTTTGCTAATGGCCGCCGTTTAGGAACACGGGGTAACGAATGTTGCCCTTAATAAAATTAATTGGAGAATAGTATGTCTAATGTTATTAGTAATGTTGAACTTTTCTGGGTTAAGCTTGATCCAGAGACACCCGTAGATCCCTTTAGCTCAGGCAAGTTGGTATGGGAACTGCAGATGCGAACCAGCGACAAGAAGGTCGCTAAAGTATGGAAAGACAAAGGTCTTCCTGTACGTGAGCTTGAAGACGAGAAGGCATTTGCTTGCAATGTCAAGAAGCTTGCTAGGAACTCTAAGGGTGATTCCTTGACTCCTCCTCGAGTAGTTGATGGAAAGCTTAAGCCTCTGGACCCTACCATTATTGGTAACGGGTCTATCGGTAACATCCAGCTGTCTCCTCGTGAGTGGGCTATGGGTGGTAAGTCAGGTATTGTATTTGACCTGATGGCAGTTCAAGTAACTAAGCTGATCGAGTACTCAGGTAGTAACCTTGAGTTTGACGTAGTAGATCTTGATTCAGAGCCGGAAGTGGCTGAAGCGGAAGCATTTACAGCGGAAGACGATGACTTTTGATTACATGAGGGGCTATAGCAATATAGCCCTTTTATTTTCAAAAGTGGAGGTACTACACCCTAAAAACAAAAACAATAAGGGTCTATATAATGAAACTAACACAGGAAATGTTAACTCCTGTATATTTTAGAATAGCGCTTCTAACAACCGCGCTGGTTGTGCTTGGTTTAAGCATAATCAATTTGCAAACATCGCTTCTAATTGGAACAACAATAGCTGTGATGTCCATAAGTATTGCTTTTTATGATTACTTAAATAAAAGAGGTTCAGGTTTGTACATACTGTCTTTAATAGTTATGGCTTACTTTGAACCAATTATAGCAGTGCTGTCGTTAACAACTTACTTATCAGTAAGGTCTGTGGGTTATTTATTACTCTCCCCTATAGACTTTACAAAGATTAAAGGAGAGACCAATGGAAATAAAGATGGGTAAATACCAAAATGAATATTACAACATTGAAGATATGGATGGAAACTCCCCAATGAGTAATCACAAAGATCACCCTTGGGATGAGAGAATAACTGAGTTAGTTGAGGATGATGCTGAAGAGCATGATTCAATATCTAAAGCAGTATCTGGCTCTCACTACAACGACGTTGTTCCGGGATATCAGTATATGGAGATGATGCAACATATGCTTGAAGGAAAGGAAGGCGTTGAATCACATTTGCTTGGTCAGGTATACAAATATCTGATGCGAGCTGGAAAGAAAGACGATGTTGAACAAGAATATCGTAAAGCGCGTTGGTATCTAAATTGTCTTGTCAAGTTCATGCAGACAGGCAAAGTAGACCCCAACAACAATGACTAATAGTACTAGGAGATAAATAGTATGTCAAACCCAAAACTCAACCTGACGCGAGTCAACGAATCAGTATGTATCTACCGCTACAGCAACGGCTATATGGTCGAAATTGGTGGTCGGGATGGAGATAACGAATGGATCACCCAAAAGCTGATCTTCAATACAGCAAAGGATGCCTACGCATTCGCCTGTGAAGTTCACGACAGCCTGCCTCTGGATAACTAATCCTTGAAGCTGGTCTGGGACCTTGAGGGGGATGGGTTATTACCCTCCCTCACTAACCTCTGGGTTTTAGTCGCTAGAGACATAGAGACTAACGAAGAGTTCATCTTCACTGATTACGATGATGACTATCCAGGTTTTGATGAAGCTTATGACCTATTGTGTGGCGCAGATGCCATCATAGGGCATAATATAATAAACTATGATTTGCCTGCCCTGAAGAAGATTAAAGGTTGGGACCTTGAAGGTAAAACTAACATTGTAGATACACTTATAATGTCAAGGGTCTTTAACTATAAACGATTTGGTGGCAGACACGCTCTGGCTAAATTCGGTGAGTACTTTAAAGTACCTAAACCAGAACATGAAGACTGGTCGCAGTACTCTAAAGAAATGCTACACCGCTGTAGAGAAGACGTTAGGATTAATCACCTAGCATACGATATGTTAGTAAAGGAGATGCGAGTTCTTTCAGAGAAGAAACCTGTTATCAAGAAGAGTCTAAGGTTTGAGCATGAAACAGCTCAATTCTGTCAAGACGCTAGTGATAGAGGTTGGTTATTTGACAAGGACAACGCGTTAAATCTTTTATCCGAGATGGAAGACGAGATGTCTGATATTGAGAGAAAGATTGAGCCTTTACTTAGCATGAAAGTTAAACGGTTAGACAAAGAGCAGAAAGAGCTCAAGTTTAACAAAAACGGGTTCTACCCAAAGAATGTTGCAGATTACTTTGGAGTCTCTCCTGAGTCTGCTTTAACAGATAGGGTTGTTGCAGGTGATTACAACCGTATCACTGTTCTTAAACCTGAGATGGGTAGTCTGGAATACGTAAAGGAGTTTCTGTATGAGCAAGGATGGGAACCTTTGGAGCATAACTACAAGAAGCTTCCTAACGGGGCGTTGGTTAAAGTCTCTCCAAAACTTTGCACAAAGAGTCTTGAAGCCCTCGGCGAGGTGGGCAGGATGGTTGATAGTTACTACACTACTAGGTCTCGCCACAGCATTCTTGTGGGCTGGCTTAACGAGCTTGACGATTCTAATAGGCTTCATGGAGACTGCTTCACAATCGGTACGCCGACTGCAAGAGCGCGTCACTCGACCATCGTAAATGTTCCTTCACCTAACGCTCGTTGGGGCAAGGAGATGCGACAGTTATTTATCGTAGAAAAAGGTAGAGTAATTGTTGGTGCTGACTCTTCTGGTAATCAGATGAGAGCGTTGTGTCACTATCTGGACAATGAAGACTTCACTAACGAAGTTATTAACGGGGATGTTCATCAGCGCAATGCTGACATTCTTGGTTGTGCCAGAGCTACCGCTAAACCCTTCCTGTATGCTTTCCTATTTGGTGGAGGTGGCGGTAAGCTGTCTCTTATACTGAAAGGCATCAGAGATCCTAAATTCGGAAACAAGATGAAGCAAGTTTTCATTGAGAATACTCCGGGTCTGGGTGGGCTTACTTCAAGGGTACAGAGAGCTCTGGAGCAGACATCTAGGAGCGATCCGAAGATGGGGTATATCCCTGCTATAGATGGCAGAAAGATATACACAGACAGCAACCATAAAGCCCTCAACTACCTTCTGCAATCCTTTGAAGCAGTAACCTGTAAGGCAGCAATTGCCTACATGCGTAAGAAGTTCAAGGAGGAGAAACTTGATGTGCATCCTCTTATATACATGCATGATGAGGTGCAGCTTGACGTAGCGGAGAAAGATGCTGCGCGTGTTGCTGAAATAGCCGCTGAAGCTTTTAGAGAAGCTCCTAAAGTATTTGGAGTTAATATTATGGATGGTGAAGCTAAAGTAGGAGATACGTGGTATGACACCCACTGATTGCCCTACTAAGTATAACCCAGTGCCTTTCTATCTGATGTGCTCTTATGCTTATTACCAGTTAGATGAATCATTTATGACCGACCATGAGTTTGACATGTTGGCTAAATGGCTTCTTGAAAACTATGATAACATAGAGCACTCACATAAAAAGCTTGTATCTAAAGACGATCTACGTGCTGGCACATATCTGGGAGAGTATCCTGATATAGTTGTCCAAGCATCCATGATTTACCGAGATAGAATTCTTGGTAACAAAAACACAAAAGGAAATTAAAATGAACGCAACTTACTATCGTTACACATCTTACGCTACTCCTTCCGCTACTTGGACTTATGATTCAGTAGAGCAGGTAGTTACTTTGTTCTGGAAGTCTAACGCTAACAAGATCAATTACCGACAGGGTAATAAGCACTACACGGAGCATAAGAATCGTATCTTGTCGCGTGCTAACACTTACGGTATCAAGTAATGAAGTGTCTTATTGATGGGGATGTAATCGCTTATATTGCGGCTTACGACAACACAGAGGAGGAAGCAAGAGAAGCTTTAGACAGGATCATAGTTGACATTACAGACTCTGTATTTGCCGATTACGCCATGATTGCTGTTAAAGGCGAGAATAACTTCAGGAATGACTACTTCGATGACTATAAAGGTAATCGAGCCAGTGATGACGAGTATAGAGCTTTTATCAACCGATTGAGAGACTACATGGTAGTATCTCACGAGGCTGTACCTGCTCATGGTCAGGAAGCAGATGACCTCCTTGCTCAGTGGGCCCAAGAATGTATGGACCTTGATGAAGATTATGCTATTGCTTCTATTGACAAAGACCTGCTTACAATACCGGGAGTTCACTTCAACATTCGCAAAGGATCTATAGTTCATGTAGATGACGATGCAGCTGACTACCTGTTACATAAGCAGTTACTTATGGGAGATAGTGCTGATAACATTCCGGGCTTACCGGGAATTGGCCATAAACGTGCTGAAAAGCTTCTGGAAGGCGTTACTTACGGTAATCGCAGAAAGACAGTGATTCGAGCTTACAAAGACCAGTATGGGGATGATTGGGAAGAGGAGCTACAGCTTACCGGAGACCTTATACTTATTAGGAGATTCAAGGATGTCCGCTTCAAAATCTAAAAATAATAAAAAGAACACTCTTGACAATGGGCATTGGTCCTTTCATGAGTTGATGCGTCCAGATCTCTACTTTGGCTTTGTGTATCTTATATGGTGCACAAAGACCAATATGAAGTATGTAGGTCGTAAACAGTATAAACATGCTGGTAAGAAGAGCAGTAGAAACTATGGCAAGGAAACTAACTGGAGAACCTATTCGGGTTCTTCGGTACACCTTAATGAGCACATTAATACCCATGGAGAGAAGCATATCCGCTTTATCTGTCTTGGGGAGTATTCATGTAGAGGTGATTTAGTTTATGCAGAAGTTGAAGAGCAGGTTAAACGCGATGTTCTTCGTGCTAGGTTTGAGGATGGTAAGCGTATTTACTATAACGGTCAAATCTCTGCTATTAAGTTTATACCGCCTAACAGGCTATCTAACATTAACAAGAAGATACCCAAGGAGGTCAAGATGTGATGAAAGATGATTCACATATCGTCAGTAGAAATCAACCGTGCCATGATGAAGATGGGTGTGCGTCTTCGGATGCCATGCAGATTTATAGTGATGGTCATGGATATTGTTTCTCATGCGAGAAGCACTTCAAGGCATCTGAGTTATCTGGAGATAACGAGATACTGGACTTAGAAACCTTCAGACAAGGAAAAAATAATGCGGCGAGCAACTTCCAACGAACTAATGCGTTTGGCCCAAAGGAAGGAAGAGAAAGGGGGTTTAGAGAAAGGCATATTACAAAGCAAGTCGCCGCATTCTTTGGGGTTAAGTCTGTTGAACAGTCTCCCGGAGGAAAAATCCTCTCTCACTGGTATCCCTACTTCAACGAAGAAGGCGTCGTAACATCCTACAAAGTCAGGAACTTACCTAAAGACTTTAGAACAGAACCTTCAGGGGTCACCCCTACAGAGTTATTCGGCCAACGACTGTTTCCTGCAAAGGGGAAGAGAATCGTTATTACCGAAGGCGAGCTAGATGCCTTAGCAGTAGCTCAAGCTTCATACGATGAGTATAATAGGTTCTATCCCGTAGTGTCTCTCCCAGCTGGTGCAACGTCAGCTAAGAAGTCACTCTCACAACAAGTTAAATACTTAAGATCATTCGAGGAGGTAGTTCTTTGTTTTGACCAAGACGAGCAAGGGCAAAAGGCTACAGAAGTAGCGTGTAAGATTATCGGTGCAGATAAGGTGAAGATAGCCAGTCTGCCTGAGAAAGACCCTTGTGACGTTCTTATTAACCATGGTTACAAGAAACTAATGCAGTGCATCTGGGATGCTGCCGATTGGCAACCCGCCAGTATTATTTCCGTAGAAGATCTATGGAATTCCTTAGAGAGTTACTCTGAAATTGAATCTGTATCTTACCCTCCCTGTCTTCAGGGTCTTAATGAGAAGTCTAAGGGTATGCGCAGAGGAGAGATCACGTTATTCACTTCAGGTACTGGTAGCGGTAAATCCACTATGATGCGCGAGATAATGTTCCACTTGCTCAATTCTACAGAAGATACTAAGATAGGAATTGTATCTTTAGAAGAGTCCCCAGCAGAGACAGCAAGAAGACTATCAGGTCTATCTATTAACCGCAACCCCGCTAAAGATGAAATACCTCTTGAAGAGCTTAAGGTTGGCTTTGACAAGGTATTTGGTAGCGGTAGAGTAGTTATATTGAACCATGAAGATTGTAAGTTAGGTTCGGATATACTGGATAGTCTTGAGTGGATGGCATTATCTGGCTGTACACATCTATTTCTTGACCACATAACACTGTTGACCTCAGAAGGATTTGATGGTCTACAGGGAAACGAAGCACAGGACAAGGCAATGAACAGTCTTAACCGAATGGTTAAAAGGCGTAATGTTTGGCTTGGTCTTGTATCTCACCTGCGTAAAATGGGTGAGTCTGGTAAATCATTTGAAGACGGTGTATTAGCAAGTCTTGATGACATTAGAGGTTCAGGTTCGATTAAGCAGATATCTTACGATATATTTGCCTTTGCTCGAAACCTTAATGCTGAGTCATCTGATACGCGTAATACAATTAAGTTGGCTGTTCTTAAGTGTCGCTACACAGGCCTTACAGGTCCTGCAGGTAAAGCCGAGTATGATTACCATACAGGTAGGCTTAACTATGTAGGGAGTAAGGATGAAATAGGTATAGTAGACGCAGAAGAGGAGCTTATAGTAGACATCTAGGAAAGTAGTATGATAGATTCAAAAGACGTATCCGCAGAGGAATTTGAAGATATTCGAAAAGAAGTAAAGGAGTTTCTAAGCCGAAGCAATCTGCAATGTCATTTTGTTAAGAGACCTTGTAAGTATATGGCCTGTATGGATACCCATAGACTTATTAAACGCAAGTCTAATAAACAGGTATCTTACGGTAGGTATGATGTAAGGGACAACATAGTCGCAATGATTAGTGAGAACCTTGCAGAACCTGCAGTTAGGTCCGATGCTTTTAGGTATTGGCTAGGGCATGAGCTTGCAGCTTATAAGCGAGAGCTTGAAGGGTTACCTACCACCCCTCCCGGTGCAGAGAATAGTGAAGATGTTGAGCACATGTTCGCTGCTATGCTGGGGGCTGGTGTAGGTGACCAAGAGATTAACCGTGGCACTACTGATAAAGAATACGCAGTAGGCGAGTGGTGTAAAGCAAATCTTAAGAAAGAGATTGCAGGTGTAAGCCTTAAGGTTTCTCCTGTTACTTTGACTAAAGACGAGATTTACTCTCTCTATATCGGTATTACTCAGGTTCAAGTTATTGTTGAAGAAGAAGCTGATGCTCAAGAGAGCTTACCTAAATCTATTAACTATGGTAGAGGGCTTAGAGTAAACCCTAACACTAGAAAGGGAGTTAAAAACAATGAAATTGCTTTTGAAGAAGGCTTAGTTAATACTAAACCAGGAGCTACTGACTTTGTTAGTAGACTGCGTTTAATCCTTGCTAAGCCTAGGTCTGAGCAACCCAGCGCTATTACTTGTTTATTTCATGGCGCTCCGGGAACTTCTAAAACAGCTTTAGCAGAGCATATTGCTTCTGAGTTAGATCTTAGACTAATTAAGCGATCCTACGCTGATATACAAGATAAGTATATTGGTGAGGGTGAGAAGAAGCTGTCTCAAATCTTTAAAGAAGCACAAGGAGGCAAGTCTATCCTTCTGTTAGATGAGATTGATTCACTTGCACGTAATAGGGCAACAACTAACAAAGAGTATAGTAGAACAATGACAAACCAACTTCTTACAAGTCTTGATGAGTTTGAAGGTATTGTTATCTGCACTACTAACTTTGTTAAGTCTCTAGACCCTGCAGTGATTCGTCGATTCTATCTGAAGATGGAGTTCTCTTTCTTAACGCATGAGCAACAGAAGTTAGCATTCAAGAGGTTCTTCAAGAGTCGTTTCCGAAACAAGAAGATTCCTCATATTGAACTGCTCACTACTGGTGACTTTAAAGTAGTTAAAGAGAGATCCCTGTATGAGCCAGAGTTACCTGACTTTGACAGAGTAGTTCAAATGCTTAGAGACGAAGTTAAGCTTAAGATTGAAACAACACCTGAGCTTAAAGAATTAACTAAACGAACTATGGGGTTTCATTGATATGAACTTTTTTGACTTAGATGATGATGACGATGCTTGTGCAGACGCTCATTGCGATAGACATGTTGTGAAGATGGTTCTGGAGTATGCTCAGCTTTTGAGTACTGCACACCATTTTTACAACAGCCCTCGTAAAGAAAAGTTGTATAAGAAGACACATGTTAATCATCCAACAGCGGTTTGGGTTAGAGCCAGTAGTGACAACTATATGCGCGTCTACAGGGTCATGATGGCTCTTGGTCGTGTGTATACTAAGCGATATGGTAAGATCCATTTAACAATAACTAAGATGGGGGAGCTCCTCTCAGTTCCTCCTGAAGGTATTCCACATGTAGGCCCTACTAAGGTCCCTATGTGTATGCCTGATGAGTGTAAGAGAGAAACAAGCAGACAGGGCTACCTTGTCTATTACAACCACAAGGCCGATGAGTGGGCAGCTAAGGGCTCGCCTATGAAATGGCACGGAGAAACAAGGGAGTAAGTATGGAAACGGTCCTAGATTGGAATGTTACGTACATGGACTTCGCAAGGACTGTGGCTAAGCATAGCAAAGCTAACAAAGAAAAGGTTGGCTGTGTTATTGTTCAGGACAATCAGGTTATCTCATCTGGTTATAACGGTACTCCTCACGGGTATAACAACTCTTGTGAGGATGCCGTGAATGGTTCATTGATTACAAAACCAGAAGTGATTCATGCAGAAATTAACGCCATTGCTAAAGTAGCTAAGTCTACTCTTAGTAGCTCAGGTGCTTCTCTGTATGTGACTAAACCACCTTGCTTTGAATGTGCGAAGATGTTAATCGCCTCTGAGATATCCTTAGTAGTATTTGAAGGGAGCTATGAGGACTGTTCTAAGAAGAGCATTAGTTTTCTACAAGCAAATGGAGTTGTAGTAATTGCTATGCAGAACAACCACTATTTACATTAATGGAGGCTCATATGAGCAAGTATAAATTAGTAAGAAACAAAGTACCAGAGCTTTTTGAAAGGCATCATGGTTACGCCCCAGTAGAGCTTGAAGACGATTTAAAAGATATGCATATCAATAAGTTGCACTTCGCTCGGACTAAGCTTCAGGAAGAAGTCAAAGAGTTTCTTGATGAGACTAGCGGGCACCTTGAAGAGTATAACCTTGAAGATATATACGAGGAAGCTGCTGATGTGATTGCTGCTTTAGAGGCAATCATATACACTTTAGCACCTAACAGTAAAGTTAGACCTACTCTTCAAGCAGCAGTAGTAGACAAAGAGGCTCGCTATGGTTGCCTGTTGGGTAATCGTATCATCTCTATCTCTGAGGAAGAGAAGAAGCACTACTACAAAGAGATTAAGGGAAAGGTAGAGAATGAGTTTTAAAAACAACATAACGGGAGATAATAATAATGAGAGCACCCCCTCAATCAATGGGCTTATATGAGCAATTCATAGCAGCCTCTCGCTACGCAAGGTGGCTACCTGAAGAAACTCGTCGTGAGACGTGGGAAGAGACTTGTCGGCGTCTAACTAATTACTGGTTAGGTACAGGCAAGATCAATGAGAAAGAAGCTGAAGAGTTATTTGAGGCAGTGTTCAATAACATGGTGATGCCTTCTATGAGGACTCTTATGACTGCTGGTAAGGCGTTAGATAGAGATAACGTCGCTGGATTTAATTGTAGCTATGTAGCTATTGACCACCCGCTGGCATTCTCAGAGCTTATGTATATTTTGCTTTGTGGAACAGGAGTAGGGTTCTCAGTAGAGCATAAGAACGTAAAGAAGTTGCCCGTAGTAGCAGATGAGCTAACTGACTCAGGTGTTGTTATCAAGGTTGCAGACTCTAAAATAGGCTGGTGCGAAGCAATACGCGAGCTTGTTGCTCTTCTTTACGCTGGTAAAGTACCTACATGGGATACCTCTAAGGTTAGGCCCGCTGGTGCGCCTCTTAAGACATTTGGAGGACGCGCAAGTGGACCTGCCCCATTAGAGGCATTAATGACTTACACAGTAGAGACCTTTAAGATCTCTGCAGGTAGGCAGTTAACAACACTGGAATGCCACGACCTTTGTTGTAAGATAGCTGAAGTAATTGTCGTGGGAGGAGTAAGACGTAGTGCGCTTATATCACTCAGTGATCCCACAGATGATCGTATTCGCAATGCTAAATCTGGATCCTGGTGGCTGGAACACCCTGAGAGGGCGTTGGCCAACAACTCGGCAGTATACGATAGCAAACCAGACTTTCCTTTCTTCCTCAAAGAAGCCAAGTCACTCTACGACTCCATGTCGGGAGAACGAGGGTTTTTCTCTCGATTGGCCTGTAAGAAAATTGTAGATTCTCATGGTAGGAGAGACCCTAATCATGACTTTGGTTGTAATCCTTGCTCAGAGATAATCTTAAGACCTAATCAATTCTGCAACCTTTCGGAGATAATTGTTCGTGAGGGTGACAGTCTTGAGGACCTTAAGTATAAAGCAACAGTAGCAACTATCTTTGGCACCTTACAGTCTTCTCTTGTTAACTTCCGATATCTTCGTAAAATATGGAGGAAGAATACAGAAGAGGAAGCATTGTTAGGTGTATCTATGACAGGCATAATGGACCACAGTGTGTTATCTGGTTCAGAAGGCTCAGAACTATTGGAGGAATATTTAGTTGAGCTCAGAAAAGTATGTATTGACACAAACAAAAAGTGGGCAAAAAGGATTGGCGTACAGCCTTCAAGTGCTATTACATGTGTTAAACCTAGTGGGACTGTCAGCCAGCTTACTAATAGTGCTAGTGGTATTCACCCACGCTTTTCTAAACATTATATTAGAACAGTTAGGGCTGATGTAAAGGATCCTATGGCTCAGTACATGAAGCAAGTAGGTTTTCCCTGTGAGCCTGATGTAATGAAGCCTGAGAGCAATCTTGTGTTCTCTTTCCCAATTAAATCACCAGAATCGTCAGTGACAGTAGATGAAGTAGGAGCACTTGAACAGCTAGAGCTTTGGAAAGCTTATCAGCTACACTGGTGTGAGCACAAGCCTTCTGTAACTGTTTATTATACACCAGATGAGTTTTTGTCGTGTATGAATTGGATTTGGAAGAACTTTGATTTAGCCTCTGGTATTTCTTTCTTACCATATAGCGAGCATACTTATGCTCAAGCGCCCTACCAAGAGATTAGTGAGGAGCAATATAATGAAGCAGTTGTAGAGATGCCAACAAAGATTGACTGGAATGATCTTGCTGACTTTGAGTCTGAAGATATGACTTCCGGTGCTCAGACACTTTCTTGTTCAGCAGGTAGCTGCGAAATTGTAGACCTTGGAGGAGCAGCATGAATGATGTGCTTTACTCCCTTGCTATGGGCACAATTGTAGTAGTACTAGTAACCTTAGTGTTGTATGCAATGGGTATTCGATAATTAATTAGGAGTAATAAACAATGAATCCAGAATTAGCAAAAGCAGCTTTAATCCTTCTTAACCGCGTTGACCTTAAGGGTTCTGAAGCCGAAGCGTATGTTGCAATAACTCACGCTCTTAGGGGTTTTATTGAAGAGGCAGCTGAAGAAGTGGCCTCTGAAAGTGAATCGATTCAATAAACTATGGGGGCTTCGGCCCCTATATTTTTTAAACAGGAGGTAACATGATTACTAACTTAGTAGTACTATTAACAGGTGGCTTTATTTTGTTCGATCAGGCTGGCTGGATAGAGGGTGTATCTTACGGTTGGTTAGCTGTAATGTTCTTAGGTTGGGGTTTTCTTAATACCGCTTATAATCTGGGTGTTAAGAAGAGAGAATCACTTGAGCAGAAAGAACAGTTAGAGGATGCCTTTAAAAAGCTTTTTATTACTATGGGTGCAATGAAAGATAGTAACAATAGTGAGAAACATTAAGTATCTTATAAGGAGATAACAAATGCCTAATTGGTGTGAGAATTTTGTACAGATAACAGGTGATACAAAGAAGCTGGTTGAGTTCCATGATTTTATTGTGGAGAGCGAAGACTACCTGTATCAAACTATTTTAAACTTCATTACTCCTGTAGAGGACAGGGTTGCTCATAAATTAATAGACGGAGATGAAAATTGGTATAGTTTTAATATGGACCACTTTGGTGTTAAATGGGATACTGATGGTGCCTCTGTGGACTTATTTGAAGACATAGTAGAGGATGGTGTGTCTCACTTACAGATGAGCTTTGAAAGCCCGTGGGGTCCACCCACCAATATATTTGAAACTCTTGGTAACGCTTTCCCTGAAATTAGGGTTAAACTGTTCTATATAGAAGAGGGTATGGATTTCTGCGGTATACTAGATAGCTTTAGTGAGGAAGATTACCATACAGATGAATATTCAAGTGCTGAGGATATCCCTGAAGAGCTTGAGTTTACATTTGACATCCAAGAGAGAATTGCTGAATACGAAGCAGATTGCGCTTAGGAGGTATAATGGACCAAGCAACAGTTAGGTCTTTGTTTACTTATGATAGCGAATCGGGTAATCTTATTTGGAACTCTGAAAACCCTTATCATCGCCGTTTCAACGGACGCATTGCGGGGTCGATAGAGCCAAACTCAGGTTACTTTCGGATTAATATATACGGTAAGTCCCATCAAGCTCACCGTT